TTCAAAGCACTCATGTCAAACGGTGAAGATGAACAGGTCAGTGCTAATAAGGTCTTGGAGTTGATTCAACAATACATTCCTTTCACTATGAAACGAAACAGCGATTGGTGTACACGAGGTGATGATGGTGAGGATTACTGTGAGCGTCATAGACCGAACAACGATAGGTATGAGCGACACTGGGTGTTTGTTGAAGGGCTACCCGTATTGAATGAGAATTATCCGGTATCAACTTATGAAAGAGGTAAGGTGCATTTACAAAAGTACAATTACCACGAAAACACTTTCAAGTTTGAACCACACAAGCGCAGACTCATTGATGAAGTGAACGACAAAGAAGTTCTCAAGTTAATCAACAAGTCGTTGACTCGTATGGAAAAACGAGATACAGTTGAGCAGGTATCACATGGTCGAGGGCGTATGTTCCGATGGAAAGCATGGGGTTGGCTTCAAGACATTCGTACACGCATTCTCGCATCCAACGCCAAGCAACGCAAGTTGGGTGATGTAGTGAACGGTTGGATATACACGAAGGGTGAAACCACCATGTCATACGGTATGGAGATTAACGACCACGACTGGAAACCTATTGAGCCGGTGTCTTGGTGGAGTGTGACTGTAAAAGTTCCTTATACAAATGATTACAATATAAATCGTGTGTACACTGATTCTACATCATTACCGTATATGTTTTTCACCGAAGAAGCGGCGCAAGCGTATGCGGATTCACTCAACCAAATTGACTTTGTTACCTTCGATGGTACATCAAGACACCGCACCGTGACAAAGGATTACGATATTACCGTACCGTCTATGTCTTTTACTGTGACAAAACACGATGTAAAAATGTCAGTAGATGGTGTCGCTACGATTGAGAATTACATGACACCTCAAGAGATGTTTAAGCAGATGCAGACGGGTAACGATGAGCAATACAATGCTGTTGCCCGACAACTTCGTAGAAGACCTTCTCAACTCACAGCAATGGTGAGAGCATGAAGAAAATTAAAATGGTATCACACGGAACAAACATGCCTCTACCTATCGGTGGTGGGACACTTACACTGTGTGGGCTTGATGACTTTAGGGACACACTGCGAGGGTATCACGAGGTAGTAACATTGTGTAGGTATGAGCCACAGTACCCCGAAGGGAGTGTAAATAAATCCTATCACAGTTACTTTCGTGCATTCCATGACAGTGAATTAAAGTGGCGGAACGCAATTGACTTGGTGGAGATATTACTTTCACAGGGAAAGGATGTGTTGCTTCATTGTATTCATGGGCGTGACCGGACTGGTGGTGTAGCGTATGTTATCCTTCGTAATACTGGTAAGAGCCATCGTGAAGCGTGTACACTACTCAACAAAATCCGACCACGCATGGCGTTGGAATGGAAAACGATAATGAAAGACCGGCGAGTGTTTCACGAGAGTTTGATGTGGGGTGAAGAAGAATGAAGTTTACACTTAGTGATGAACATACACCATCGCCGTTAATATGCCCTACCTGTATTGGAATGGGTGAACAAGGTGAAGACATAGAAAGGTACGAGATTGGTGAGGGTCATGGTGTATTGAAACTGCGTTACAGATGTTTCCCTTACGGACACGAGTGGCAAGAAGTGTGGAGATTTGAAAGTTATAAAATTACGAAAGGTGAAGAAGAATGAATACGAAATCAACAACACTAAAACAAACTACGCAACGACGCATGAGTGAGATAGCCCAAAGGACAGTGTACCATACAGGCAACCCTATGTTTACTGCGAGACAGATGACAGGATTACTTGTTGGTGCAGGTCATTCAAGGACACCGCATACAGCAAGAGTATGTATGTGGATGAAGGTTCACCCACAGTTCTCAACTATTAGAACAGGTAAACAATTACAGTTCAAATACATAGGCGGGCGACAGCCTAAATGATATATAAATACTAAAAGAATAGGAGATTGAAAACAATGAAAGAAAAACAAATAGAACAAAACATACGAGAGCAAATGCTTGCTCTTGAATTACAGATGAAGCGACTACAAGAGTGGCGTGACACAGGTTACTCCGAAACAATATGTAATGATGATATGCACAACTGGGTTGAGAAAGATAGACACAGGCACTATGATACAATAAATGGGAATATGGAAGTAGAACTTATTGTAGATACATGTCAAATATGCGGTATAGAAAGGTTCTCAAGGTTCGTAATAGAACATGAACAACTTACTGATGAGTGGTTGGAGTTTAGAGAAGGCGGTGAAGAAGAATGAAGTGCGACATGTGCTTAGAGGAACAGGCAGAAGCGAAAGGGCTTCGATGCGGTAAGTACAATGTGTGCGACCCATGCATCACGAAGTCCATTGAAGCGAGAATGTTTTTGATAGGGAGAGATAAACAATGAACATATTCATACTTGACACTGACCCTGCTACTGCGGCTCGTATGCACTGTGACAAGCATGTGCCTAAGATGTGCGTCGAAGCGGCACAGATGATGGCATCAGCCCTGCGCCGACATGGTGCGACTGATGAGTACATGCCACTCACCAAAGCAGGTAAGCCCTACAAGGGTGGCTACAAGCATCACCCATGCACAGTATGGGCTGGCGACAGCCAAGAGAATTGGATGTGGCTTGCTCACCATGCCATGCAACTGTGTGAAGAATACTACAAACGATTCAATAAAATACACGCTTGCACTGACCCTATCTATCACATGATAGGTATGCAGAAAATAATTCCCGAAGGTGGGCTGACACCATTCGCACAGGCCATGCCCGACGAGTATCGTAATAACGATGCGGTCAAGGCATACCAAGCCTACTACCATTCCAAACAGTTCGCCAAGTGGGAGAAGGGTACACCTGCTCCCGACTGGTGGCGAGGCGTGGAGGTGAAGGCGTGAGTGAAGACCAGTGTTATTGTGTAAACCCAGTATTGGTATTATCCATGAACATGTGTGGTAATTGTTCCTGTCGAATAGATTCAAGTCAGCCAAGAGGTAAGGACTTATGGGAAGGCTATGTTTATAGAAATGGTAAATGGGTATGGCAAGGCATGGGGGTGAAGGCGTGAAGAAAGAATACAAATGGAAAAAAATGAAGCGGGGATATTTAGGAGAACCGTGTAATGACTGTGATGTAAAACTTAGTAGAGAAAACTTTAGTAATCGTAATTGCAGTTGGCATTGGGCGAGAATAAAAGGTGGTAAGACTATCAAAATATGCACTTCATGTTCATCTAAGAGAGGTTTACCTGTTCCGTTTATGGCTGATATATTTTATACGGAGGTGGCGGCGTGAACGACGAGATGAGTGAATACTTAGAAGCAAACGGTTTATCGTTGATACAGTATTTGAATCATAACTTGACACGGCAACAGGCTATCGAATGGCTTGCTGAATACATGCAGAAGTGGGATAAGAGTTTCATCATTGAACTACTCGCAGAAGAAGTGTATGAGAAAGGAACCTTAGAAGAATTGGAGGGGATAAAATGAAAAGTGCAAGAGAATGGGATATGAATAATCCGTATAAGGGTTGGATATACAAGTCTTGTATGAATAGAGCCTGTGATAATGAAGTGTCTGTCTATCATTCGATGGATGCAAAACGATGTGGTAAATGTTACAATGAACTAATGGAGGATTTAGAGGTGTACAAAAATGAACGATGAACATACAGTAGTACCGGAGACAGCGGAAGACATGTCGAACTACGAGATAGAACTCGATGGTGAATGGGTATGCGTTGTAGGTGAAATGATGGCAAAGGATATTCCTTTGGCTTGCCCGACTTGTAAAAAGGTTCACAGTGAGAGTATTGTTTACTTTTTAGAAAACGAACAGTACCTTTACAAAGGGTTGTGCTGTGGAATGTTTGGCCTACTGGTGGCTAATGGTGAGGACAATGACTTGGAAACCGAATGAAGAATTGATAGCGTGGGCGAAAGAACATTTGGGTGCTATACCCATTGAAGGTATATGGTCGCCCGATGGTAGCGGTGTACAATACAAAAAGACTGGTGATAACGAATGGTCTTTGATGTTCATGTACAACCACCCCGAATCGAAAGAGATGCACACTCAACTGAAACAACTCATGGAGGCATGTGATTACACAGTGCTTGAGGGTGATGGTGTACAGGAACTTGTACCACCTCTTCAACCCGAAAGGCAAATGCAAGAAGAGTATGAGCGTAAGCAATCAATAGCACAGGGATGGAAGTGTCCCGAATGCGAATACCCTCTTGCGAACAATGACTTAGGTATGCGGCACGATGAGTATGTAGAGACTATTGATGCTGAAATATCGGATGGTAATTTCACACCAATAGAACTATGGAGATGTAACATCAAGTGTAACGGATGCGGTACGGTCATACCTATGGAACCGGATGACTACCACATACTTGCGGGTGATGAGAACTTCATGCGTTGGAACAACAAGGGCTACAGATATTCAGCACTCACACGAGGTGAGATGAAAGACTTGGCTGATGCCGGTATTCAAACTGGTGTTGTTCTTGGCGGTGAAGTTGATGGTGAAAAAGTACCTCCTTGGATGTGGGGTATATACTCTATCAAGACGAAACTGTTTGAGAGTAGTGAAGAAGAGTGAAGCGAAATACCGAGCGAGATTACTGGGTGGATGATTCTAAAGTCCAAAAGTGGTCGGCAGGTAAAGGAAAGGTTCGTCTTGCTTGGACTAAATGGTTGGGTCGAAACTGGATTGACCTTCGTGTAATGCGGAGAGAAGACGATGGTTATGTCCACACTCGACACGGAGTGAGAATTACTCCCGACCAACTACGAGAGATGTTACCGGCATTGATTGAGATGCTTGAACACATTGACAATACAGAAGAAGAAGAGAAAAGAAAATCCTCCGACAATGAAAATTAGGAGTGAAAGTAATGCAAGCATACCGCTTGGAGTGGCAACATCGAAACAGGGTTTGGTTATTCAAAGACGGGCCACTGAAAGGTGAACCCCTCTTCTATGGATTCGATGCAGTGATAACAAAAATGCTCACCAACTTAGGTGCAGTGATGTACCGCAAGGCATTGAACAGTGGGTGTCATTTACTTATCAGTGAAAGAACTATACCGGACTCCTACCCTATGACCTTACTGTTCAAGGAGGGTACTGGTGGTAGGTATGAACATGATGAACTGGGTAGCGGTTGGCTTGAATGTCACTTCTTAATTGGTTGCCATGATGAGATATATGTCGCTGTAGAGGTGAAGTAATGCTGTTATCACGAGCGACTATCATCATGTCAAGAATGCCTTACCGCTTGACTACGGAGGATTTGACAAGAGAAGAAGCCCATGAACTGTGGGCTTTCCTATCAAGCGAGGACAGACTCTCGATGACACGCCAAGCAGTGAAGGTACAACTCGCTAAGGAATGTGGTGTATTCATCGAACAGATGGATGCAGTAGCCAACGGTGCTACACTCACCGAGTTGTTGGTATGGGAATCATCCGACACTGATGGTGGCACTCTTACCTTAGATAATATCACTGCTATGTTTCGTAATACTATTCCTAATGATGAATGGATAATTGAATTAGCCCATTTAATGAATAGTCAAGAAGCCGAATTAGCGTGGAGGTGGGCGTTGGATGAACGACTCACTATGCTACGCAATAGAATGAGGCGTTGGAGTAATATTTTATCTGTTAATTCTAAAACTAATCTACCTACTGAAACACTAATTGACATCGCTTTTGGGAAAATTAACAGTGAAGTTATTCAAGACACTACTACCTTCAAGCGGCTACAACGGTGGATGGGTGATGAACCGGAGGCGTGGTGGTTCGTACCGAACTGTGCTACGCTGATACACCTAAGCGATGGTGTTGCTCGCAACAGACGGGGCGAGGTTGACATAGAGTTCACTCCGCTTACTGGTGACATCGAACCGTGTTGGTCTTGGGTCAATGCAGTGGGAACGATAAGACACCATACCGTCAATCAATTACTTTCATACTCAAAGTATGAAGAACCAATGAACATTACATGGAACGAGTCAATGGCTCTCCTACAAAAATACCCTAAGAGTGGGTATGTCATACTCCATGAGGGTGAATACTACCTGCTGACAAGCGGCTCTATCACTCTCTATGCTCAAGCCCTCACCGTGAGGCGCATCAAAAACATAGGCTACGAGTTTACCATAGGTTTCAAAGACGGGTCGGACATCATAGATACCGATACTTTTAGGATGAAACAAATGGTTTACGAACTTGAGGGTGCGTTGAAAATGCGAGGCATCACGACGCATAACTCTCACACTACATTCGACATACCCGATGGCTTGGTGCTGTCGTTGGTGTACACTTGGAGTCCAAGCGAGGACTGGCACTTACAATATGCTGGTACGCATTCCGATATGGGAGTGGGCGATATTGATGAGATAGTAGATTACTACATGTTGGTAGGTGAAGACAATGAGTGAAACAATGCGGAACATCGGATTAGGTATTATCATTATGAAAGTAAGGTTCTCGGTATCAGTAGCCGAGGTCAAGTGGGGCTTCGGGTTCAAGACAGCACTGTATGTAGAGTTGAAGAACATGAACGACCATCAACGACTCGCCATACAATTATGGTGCGATGAGAATGACCTGCCGGTGAAGTATCGTGCAAAACGCAAGGATGAGGTGAAAGCGTGGGTGGAGGCACTTGCCCCCTACGAGTCTCTCCTGTCCGACAGACGGGGCTACGAGCGCACTAAATGGGTACTTGCCAACCCAATGCCTCCTGCGAGGGGTGATGCTTCATGGAATGACTTCTATGATTGGGCAGAACGGTGGGATGAGTTCAACGATTCGATAGACTGAATCAAATGATATATAAATACTAAAAGAAATGGGGATTGAGAATTATGAATAAAACAAAAGCGAAAGTAATACACTTGAGTAATAAGACGAAGAAGCCTGTAATCATGTTGGACTACAACCGGCCCTTGAATGGTAGTTTAGTAAATAAATTAAAAGCAAGTATGGAACAATATGGCGTATTGTCATCCATGACTGTATATGAGGGAGATAAAGAATACATGGTTGTAGATGGACAGCACCGATGGACAGCGGTAAAATCTCTTGATTTAAGCATACCCGCCATTGTTATAGGATGGGATGCTATGAATGCAATAGTAGAAATGAATACAATACAAGTAAATTGGACAATGGCTAATTTTGTAGATTTCTTTGCATCGCATAATGACCCTGCTATCAAAGCGTCATACAAGAAACTTCAATCTAAAATGTCTCAACATGATAAAAAATTAACATATTCATCATTAGCAAAAATGTACGGAAAACCATTTGGAGGTACGGCTTTCAAAGAAGGTAAATGGCGTATGACTGACGAGGACAGGGGCGACTTGTTCGTTACTTATCTCACTGATTTGGTAGAGTTTTTACCCTATGCTTTTAGTGCGAGATTTATATATGCATACACTGATGTTGCTTTTCATGAAGACTACAACCACACAAGAATGATGAATAAACTCAAACAGAACCACGGTGTATCTCTTATTACATCAAGTAATCCTACAAACTACGGTATAATGCTTACAAAAATATACAATTTTTATCAATCAAAGAACTTAGTTATGTTCAAAGCGGCGTGGATATGAGTAATTATTCGATAGACTGAATCAAATGATATATAAATACTAAAAGAAATGGGGATTGAGAACAATGGTAAATTGGAATGAGCAAATCCGCCCTACATCATGGCAAGAGATTGCCGGTAATGTAGAGTTTGTTACAGATTTCAAGGCTTGGGCTGAAACGGACTCATACCCGTCAGCACTCCTACTGGTCGGCCCATCGGGAACTGGTAAAACAAGTGCGGCTAATGCGATTACACATACCATGCTCGGTCAGTGGAACAACGACATGAATGTTCTGTGGATGAATGCAAGTGACGATAGAGGCATTGATTTCATCCGTAAGGAGATTAAGCACTTCGCCCGCCTTAGCGGTGTAGGAGTGCAAAGAAAGGTCGTTGTTTGCGATGAGGCTTGCGGGCTGACCCCTGCTTCACAGGATGCTCTACGGGGTATCATGGAGAAGTACGCTGACCGAGTACTGTTCGTTCTCACCGCTAATTATCCCGACAAAATAAGACCGGCTATCAAGAGCCGTTGTCAAATGTACACCTTCAAGCCGGTGACTCCTAAGCAGGGTGCGAAGCACCTCGCTCGCCTTGAGTCATGTGGCGCACCCCCCGAATGGAGTGAATACTATGAGCGAGTTGTCGAAGTAAAGAACGGCGACCTTCGTTCAGCAGTGAACTACTTAGAGAGCCTACCCAAAACACCGGATGCTCTTACCCATCTCGATGCAATAGATGATGACGATGATTGGATGAATGACTTCATCGCTAATGATTGGCTCGTACTACGAGAGAAACTTTTAGATTCCTTAAATACACTTGGCAGTAGATTTGCCATGATGAATCAATTCCACCGGACTGTCAAAGGACACTTCGATACTAAGCCCGATACGGTCTTTGCCATACTCTATGTATGGGGAGACATGATGGAGAAGGTAAACGAGTGGCCCGGAAACGACAACACCTATGTTGATGTACTGGTGGCGAGATTGAAAAAACAAAATGAGTTGATAGAATGAGTTGGACAGAACAAGACGAATATACAGAAACAAGCGAAGCACCTGCTACACTTGCATTACCTCAAGGGGTGGCACAGCGTATCGTTGCTTACGCAGAAAGAACGAACAAGAAGGCTGATGAGGTCAAGCAAGACTATCTCAACTACATCAAAGAAGAGTGGGGTTGCGACAACCCTGCCGAAGAAGACGATGACCTGTTGATAGACTGGGCTGAACAAGCCTTCGTACAGACTCGTAAGCAGACTGGTGGCGGTAGTAATACAAACACATGGGTCGGCTGTTTCCTTGGCGTTGCAGACAGAAAGAAAGACAGGTTGCAGAACATCGTTAAGTCGAATGTCGCACTCTTCAACAAAGACCCTGCCGAAGCAATTGGTTTGGGCCGTGTTGGTGTCTTTGAGAAAGACGGTGATGTGTGGGCTATTCGTAACAAGGATGGGCTTACTCCACTCACCAACAGTTCAAGCGAAGACCCACCATTCGGTATCAAGACTGGTGATGATTGGGTATGTCTCCTTACTCGTAAGGGACTACCATCATCCCCTGTTCGCATGGGTCGCTACGCATACTTCCTTGGTGGTGAAGAAGGTGACTTCGTGAACAACAACGCTGTTTCACTGTGGAAAGTTGACTTGACAAACGAGAACGCTGACATGAATCTCGACATTGGGCGACCGTGTAAAATCTCGGTCGTGCCACCTCGTGACACAGCGAATGAATACTTCAAGACTGTTCTTAGTACATACGATGACTTCTCACCGAACTACACTGATGAGTTCCTACCCGAACAGTTCCGGTCACTCTTGAAGCCGACCAATTATTGGACAATGGCCGACCATGAACTCTTCACTCCTATAGACAACTTAGAAGAAGCGTTTGAGTCAAGAAAAGAACGCACCGAGATTGGTGGCCGACAAGTTACATACGGCCCACTCATCATTACGAAGGGTACAATCAACAGCATGAACACTGAACCTCGTGATAGCGAGTACGACCCCGAAGGATTCAACTATAACATGACACTTTCAAGCACCATTACTGGTGACATTGACTGTTGGATTGCTGGTGCTGTCGGCGTGATGTGTGACCCGTTCACGAGTGGTTGGGGCGAAGAAGCCTTTGACTACGCTGAAAAGTCCACTGTATTCGTCTTTGGCCGTGTCGGTATGAAAGACCGTGATGGACTCATCTCTCCTAAAATTAGCGTCATGGGTATCTATGGCGACCCACGCCGTTGCCGAAAGCGAGCAACTGGTGGTAATACAGGAGTAAATCAATTTGAATGAGGTGATTATGTATGGCGGGATTTGGACAGACAGCAGAAGCACAGAAGAAAATTAAGGCTGAAGTAAGCGAGCCGGTAGAGGTTAAGAAGCCTCTTTCCGGCGACCCCTTCGCTGAAATGCGAGCCGAAGACAACGCTCGTACATACATGATGAAGACACATCAGTTCATCGGTATCATGGGACATGACGGTACATGTAAGTCGGCTATCGTTCTCGATGCCTTTGAGAAAGACGAATCGAAACCCGAAGACTCAACACTTCAAGTGATTGACTTTGACGGTGGCGGTGGTATGCTTAACTCATCTATTTACAAGAATGAAAACATTCGCTCATGGAATCCGTGGCAAATGGGGCATGACCGTACAGCACACGATTACCCTGCTACACACGACCGTATCATGAAAATCATGCGATACCTCATCAATGAAGCCGAAGCCGGTAAGCCGGTGTGGGGCGTACTGTTGAGTGGTATTGATTCATGGCTTGAGATATGCAACCATAACATGCGTATCGTTGACTTGGGTATGGCGAAAGACGCTATCCAATCAGCGGATTACAGCGGTGGTGGCATGGAGAAAATCAAGTCGCAGACAGCGTGGGGTATGCGTAACGCTCGCTTTCACCAACTCACTCGATTGAGCCGTGACCTTGTTCGACTCGGTGTGCGTGTCTTTTGGGAAACACACATGACTATCGCCAACTTCTCTTACAAGAGTGGGCCGGTTGATGAGTGGAAACCTGCGTGGGAAAAGAAAATGAACGGCTACTTACCAACCATTATCCACATGCAAGAGACACAGGAACATAACGATGAAGGTGAATTAGAAAAGACAGTCTTTACAGCGTCGTACACTAAGTGTAAGACCAATCCAAACCTCGTGAATCAGTCTCGGTCTGTCTTCGTGACACGACCCGATGGCGATTACACATGGAATGGACTACCGGACTTGTATGACGGTACACTATGAGACTCCAAGTGAGGTAGGTTTGTCAAGTAATAAGGAGTAAGGTTTTCACAATCGAATGGGCTTCGGTTGCCACTGATAGGGGGTTTGGTTTTGTTGCCCCTTCTCCTTTCCTACTTACACTATGAGGTGATATTATGACTAAAATTACAGTGAATAAAAGCGAGTTCCTCTCGTTCCTTTCTGTCTTCACGAAAGGTGTACCCGACCTACGGTTGGATTGCGCTGGTTCTCGTGTAACGGTTGAGGTTGCTTACGCATCGTTTTACTTGCGAAAGTATTTCCTTTCCGTACAGGTGATAGAAGAAGGGGCTATCCACATCGCTGACCTTGAGAAAGCACTCAAGTTCATGAAAGCGACAAAGGAGGATAATGTAACACTGCGGCAAGTGGACACGCACAAGCCACTCCACATTGAAGCAGGTGGTAACAAGTTGCAACTACCGAGTACGAATGATATTGAGTCAGCAATCAAGGCCGTTGTAATTCGTTCACTGTTAAAGAAGTGTCAAGAAGGTGGGTGGGCTAAGTTTGGTAACTCCAACTTGTCCACCCACTCATCACTGATGACAAAGGATTTGATTTCATTTGCCAACATGCGTGGCATACTGGCGAAGGACACGGACTTCAAGTTGCGTATTCACTGCGGTGAAGAAGAGGTAGGTATTGTAGCAGGTAAGGCGGCGAGTGGTCGTTTGTTTACCACACTCCCTGTATGGGACACTGATGGCCCTGCTACTACTGTTGACTCTATGTTCTCCGATGCCCTACCTACCTGCCTCAACTATCTCGATGACGGTGAGGCTCGTATGCACATGGGTAGAGGAACGATAGTAATTTTTGAACAAGTAACCACGCTTCTCATGGTCGTAGATGTAGGTGATGACTGATGAATAAACCTACATTAAACGACAGCGTTATTGGAGGCGATTTTCATAACGGAGATGTCATCAATAATTATTACATCAATAAGGATAAACTAATACCAAACAAAGTAAAGAAGAAGCGACCCAAAAGAAAAGGGACATGGGGGAAGTTGTATCTCTTAGGAGTATTAGATTTTGTGAAAGTATTACTTCTTTCCTTTGTAGTTTTAAGTGGAACTTTTCTTTTACTATTATTAGTGGGTGTGAGTATATGATTATTGATTGGTTCACTGATGACCCGTATGACCCACCTACCATCTACGAGCGTACTCGTGGGGCTGATGGAGTATTGCATGAGCGATACATCATGAAGGGTGATGACGATTATGTTGAGCCTTTCTTTTGGGTAGCCGAAGAAGCACCTCAATATGTAATGAATCGCATTAGAGGACACAGGGGAACTATTCATCCGAACATCAAGGCGACCGGACTCGACGGTAAAACAATAGTGAAAGTAACTGTACAGCACCCCAATACTCTATGGGAACTCAAAGAGAAGTGTGGTGTATGGACATATGAGGCTGACCTCAATTACCTCGACCAAATACTACTCACCAACTATCCCGATAAGTTGCCGGAGTTCAAACCTCGGATATGGTACTTTGACCTTGAGTGGGACACCGAAGACCAAACGACAACGGTGATGGCTGTGTCCGATACATTCAGCGACCACCCTGTAGTGTTCGCTTGGAGTGAGGATTCAGTAAGAGATACTATACGCAAGACAGAATGGATAGACCGCTACGAAGGTTATGAGTTGCGTACCTATCCGAATGCACATGAGATGCATGATGGTTTCCTGTCTTACCTTGAAGAGTGTAACCCCGATATGTTGGTGGCTCACGCTATTGCTTGGGCTGACTTACCACATCTCTACAGTCAATTGGGTGTAGAGCGTGAGCGTTTGTCTCCTGTCCGTAGAGTGATTGCACCAAACAAAAAGACTGGTTCATACCGCACCACTGCTCAACCTATCAAGGGGCGACTGATATTCGATACTGCGGCGCAGTGGACTGATGGGAGTGGCTTTGAAGGTATATGGCAGAAGTCCGGTAAAGGTCAAGCACAGTCTCGCAAGTTGGATTGGTTCGCTACTGAACTTGGTTTCAGTGGTAAATTAACAAACGACATTGAAGGTATGACCGTCTTCAATGGATGGAGAGAATACTATGACGATTTCGTTGACTATTGTTTAGTTGACACTACATTACTGCGTGACTGTGATGAGAAGTTGAATTGTATATCCTATCACATAGCCATGCAACAATTGGCGGGTGTCTCATTCGGTAGCACACATAAGGTCACTCGATACTTCCGAGGGTTGATTGGTCGGCGCACTGACCTCAAAGCACCCTCTTCTTACATTCAAGAACGCCCCGAACTACAGGCGGCGTGGGTTATGCCTCCGGTAGCAGGGCGACATGAAAATGTAGCACTGGTTGACTTCGCATCACTCTATCCAAACATCATACTCTCCGCCAACCTATGTTGGACTACGATTGCAGACGGGCCGGGGGAGAATATTCTCACACTGAAAGTTCCTCCTAAGTATGATGACAAGGGTAACATGATACCCCTCACAGGTGGTACATTCCACTGGCATCAAGACAAAGAGGGCATACTACCTTCTGTCGTCAAACAAATGCTCGCTCTCCGTAAGGAGTACAAACGCCTCATGCGTGAGGCTGATGACGCTGACATACGCCTTGGTTACAACATGTTACAGATGGCGGTCAAGGTTGCTGTCAATGCCATATATGGTATGACTGGTACTAAGAAAATTGGTGGACAATGGAGTAGTTACCCAATTGCACAGTGTATCACTTACCTCGGTAGAGAGTCTATCAGTATGCTTGTTAAGAAGAGTGAAGAGATGGGCTACCGAGGACTTGCAGGACACACCGATTCGTGTTACATTCAAGTTCCATTCGATGAAGCCGAAGAAGTTGCAGGTGAGTTGACTCGCATTGCTCAAGAAGAAATGGATTTGAAGTATCTCGATGTAGAACTTGAAGCCTTTTTCCCTTACTGGTTCACTGCCGGTATCAAGAATCGAAACTTCGGTATCAAGTCATACCCTCCCGAAGACAAGGGTGAGATGAAGGTGACAGGCTTTGCTATGAAGGCGGCTAATGCACCACCTTTGAGTAAGCGTGTACAGCGTGAGGCATTCACACTCATATGCAATGGGGCTGATGAAGGTGATTTGTTTGATAACATCCGACCAATGGTGAAGGCTGTCTATGGTGGTGGCGCACTGGATGATGTATCAGCATACGGGCGCATTCAAAAGCACTTAGATGACTACAACCCATCACACACACCGAACACAGCGAAGGCGGCGCAATACTCAAACAAATACAATAACACTGATTTTAATAAAGGTGATAGCGTTAAGTGGGTATTCATAAACGGTGTACCGGAGGGTCAACCTCAAACCAATGTGATAGCATACGATGAGGTAAGTGAACTGGATGAGTATGATATAGACTGGACTACATGCGTTGACAAATGGATAGCAAAAAAACTCAAGGTCGTGTATGAAACACTCGACTGGGACTTAGAACGACTCACTGCGAAGCGGGTCTTAAAACAATACTGGTGATAATATGGTAAGAAAAATAATACAAATGGAAAGCAATAACGAACTGATGGCTAATACTATGTCTAAGAGTGGATTTACATTCACTTCGGCGTTACATGAATTAGTGGACAACGCTATAGTGACAGCGAATAATATTTCAATCAATTTATTGGTTGAGAATCATGGACAAAGAAGCATCAAAAAAATATCAGTTGTGGATGATGGTGACGGTATTTCACTCTCCGAAGCGGCTGTTGCTTTGAGTGTCGGTGCGAGAACCAATCAAGGTATTCATGAGCATGGAGTAGGTATGAAAAGTGCTATCGCTTACTTTGGTGATACAGATATTTCACAAGGACTTGACATTATACGCTCATATGACGGAGTGGACTCTTATGCAATAACCGGGTATCAAGGTAACAACCTTCACATTGATGATAGTTTACCTATCCCTACCACTACCGGAACGAAAATAGTAATGAATGTATTACTAAATGTATTTGCGGCGAAGCGGGTCAATAACCTAAGAGATTCTTTGGGTATTCGTTATGCTAATTTTATTAACGATGGTGGAGTTATAGTGATTAACGAGGTAAACTTGGAAAACAATGAAATCATTCAAGACGCAAAAGGAAAGCCCACTACAGTAACAGTAAAAGCGATATTCCCACCATACTTTCATCCTACTACGCTGACTAATGTACACTTACTCAAAACTGATATAACAACTCAAAACATAGTTGCTGAACTCACCATAGGTATGAGTCCCGAAGAACATGAGGGTGTATGGGCGAGGCAAAGTTATGGCGGTGGTATTGATGTTGTACAAAATAGCCGAGTGATAATGCATCGTGTATATGAACCAATGACAGTTTGGAGAGCAAAGAATCACACCTCTCTCAATGGTCTTGTAGGACAATTGGTAATAAAAGAAGGGCATTTGGCTACGACACCAAAGAAAGACAACATACAACAAACTGATGAATGGTATGAATTAAAAAAGAGTATATCCGAGGCAATTAAAGAAGCAAAAATTACATCATTCTTTAATCCACCCGAAAATGATGATGATTACGATAGTCTTAGCGAGTCGCTTATTCGTGACGGACTCGCTGACTACCTCAAAGCGCAGGTATTACCAAACGGTGATGCCATTTGGTGTGATGTTAAGACAGAAGAATCAACAGATACCAACCTTAGTATGGATGTCACCGCTAATAGTGGTGATTCTTTTTATGTTTTTGAAGTTAAGAAAGGAAACTTCAATGCTCAAGACATGAATCAACTCGTAGGGTACATGGTTACAGTAGGTGCTACTCATGGTGTAGTCTTTGCCAAGAATGTGCTGGCTAATGCTAAGAAACAATTCGATGAACATTGGCAACCTTTACTTGGTGACTTTAATATCCAATACTGGGAGGAATCAAGCGCACAACACAAAACTGTATTGACAACTTATGTTGATGTGGGGAATTGAAATGAGTAGAATCGAAGACGAAGTATGCAAGAAAATTGCACAGCGAGCAGAAGTAGGAAAGAGTAAGTACGGGGTTACAATGGAAACCGCACCACTCTCTCGTCTTGAATGGCTTGTTCATGCTCAAGAAGAAGCGATGGACTTGGCCGTGTACCTACAGAAACTAATTGAAATGGAGATGAAAGAATGAGATGGAATCCTACTGGTGATGATAGTCGCCCACGCATTGACGATTACCTTGAGGCTACCGGCAACCAATTGGAGGCTGACTCGTACAAGAGTAGCACCTACGCTTGGAATCCGAATGAGGATGAAAGTAAAATCCTACGAGTTACCAAGTCAAGTTACGGCACATTCGGCTGGTGTCCACAGCAATACTACATTGAGAAGTTCTTAGGTATGCGTGGAGAGACAGTGGACCACCACATACGGGGGCTAAATGTTCACGACATGATGGAGTGGTTTTGGGAAAACTTCACCGACGAACAAGAAAAATCAGTGTTAAAGTTAATTGATGAAGGTGATTTACTTGAGGCTGAAAAGTTGTTCAACAGTGCTATACCATCCCCTCCCGAACCATATGAGTTCGGTGAGGATGAACAAATAGCACAGTGGATGAAATGGCAATTCAACCGCTTGGTTATCACCAACGGCAATCAGTGGCGACCTGTCGCTATTGAAGCAAACATACAGGCCACACGCTTCGTTGAAGTAGATGGTGTACACATTCCTATTCACATGAACGGTTTTATTGACGGACTGTTCGCTGACGATGATGGCTTCGCTCTCATGGAGTTGAAGACTGGTAAGTACAATAAGAGCAAACCCGGCTCTATGCGTAAAGAAATGCAGTTTTACAAAATGATGCTTGAACACAGCCCCCATCACGAGTTCCTCCCTATCACCCATTGGGGATGGGAGTTCCCCGGCGGTGGTATTAACGGTGGCGACGGGCCTACAGTATTCTATGAAGACACCAAGAAAGGTGGTAAGTACTCATCCAAGAGTATAGAGAAAGGATTAGTGCGCCTACTTGAAGCACACATAAACATGGAGTTTCCACCCACACCGTATTTGGGTAGGCTGGTAGAAGGTTTACCTTTAGAGGAACAAAAACTGAAATGCAACTGGTGTAGTTACAAAGCCCATTGCGAGTTTTGGGATATGGACACATATTTGGATAATACGAATGAAGAAAAAAATAAATGAGGATGAAAAGAATGATTGAAATAATTATGTTAATAGAAAGAATGATGAATGAAAAAGTAGGTAGTTTCAACTATGTAGTGAAAGTACAGAAGTCAACTGGTGCAGGTCGTAAGAAATACTTGCGTGATGTTGTACGACAGACAACTCTTGATGAGTTTACTGATATAGACGGTGAGGCTCAATACAGACACCCTAAGACGATTACTTACACTGTACACCCGTCACACATGCGAGCCAATAATCTCAACGCTTTGATAGACGATTTGATGAAAGACCTCGACATTTACCTACACGAGCATCGGTGATAGTATGGGATTTATACCCATAGACTTCCCTCGTGAAGTCCTTGAATTACCGAGTAGCGGTGAGCGTGGTTGGCGAAGACTCGTCAAGAACGAATCCGAGTTGGAACGCTACTGGTCGGGTAAGAACGGGAGTGGTAATGTTTACTTTACTGCTTATGGTTACAATGAAACCCAAGCACCCAAGCACCACAGGGTGGATTACAACACACCTAAAATACACCACTTCGTATTGGACTTTGACTGTAAGGATTTCAAGGATAAAGGAAGAGACTTACCGTTTAAAATACCACACAGTGAGGTAAAGAAACTACATCGCTTATTGATGGATAAAGAGACACTTCATTACATATGGTTCAGCGGTGGTGGTTTTCATGTTTGGATTCCGCTTGATGAAACATTAGAACCAAAGAACGGTGCAGAACTTTCACGCATAAAGCACTCCGGTAAACTACTCATCAATGAATGGGAAAAGAAACTGGGAGGGTTAAGGTGCAACGACCCTGCTGTTGCTTTCGACACGAGTGGTATGATTCGCATACCTAATTCGTACAATGCCAAGCGAGAAGTTTGGTCGTTTCCTTTGAACAGTGAAGACATACTCAATCTATCGTATGATGATTTGATGGATAAAGGTCAAGAACCACACAACGGTTACATCCCTTTAGGTAAGTTACCTGTTAAATTAAATGTTATACAAAGTAAAATTATGACAATGGGTCATATCAAGACGGTGGATATACCGACCGTATCATTGGATGACCTACACATACTACCCTGCTTATCTCAAGCGGCTATGGGTGGCGGCAATCCCACTCACAGGGCGAGGTTTCACCTTGCCTCTTACTTAGCCGACAGGCTTCGCATGTTTTTTCCCGCTTGGCGCATAGCAAACGAAGAGAAAGAAAAGCATGTAGGTATGATTTCAAAAATCATATCGGGCCAAGGATGGGTTGACTACCGACAAGAGAAGACAGAAGAACAAGTACGCAGTATAGTGATGGCTGGTTATCCACATGCTACCTGTGCTACACTTTACCAAGAGGGTTTCTGTGTGGGTAAGTGTAAATACTACGATGAAACCGGCGATATGGAGTGATATTATGAGCAACATATTCGACGCACATGACGATAAAATTAAGCCTAAAAAAAGACGCAATATTAACACGATTAAAAGAGTTGTTAAATTACTTCAAGACGAATATGAAATGAATACTATTGAGATTCATCAAGCATTACATCGAACATGGCCTCGATGGTGTCCGGGTATGACTCGTTTAGGTAACATTCTAAGTCGTAACAAAGAGTTTGTAAAAATAGGTAGTGAAAAGGTATCAAGTGGTGTATCGGGTCACTACGACATCATGGTATGGGGGTTGGCAAATGAAGCCGGACTTGATAATTGATAGCAACGAAAGAGGCTCACTGTGTGAATCCATTGAGCGTAAAGCAAAGAAGGCCGGTCTTACTGTCGTAAGACAAACACTGGTGGTAGGCGATTATCAATTAGGTGGTGCTTTAGTTGAGGCTAAAAGTATTCCCGACCTGTTTCAGTCGTCACACTCCGGCCACCTATGGAGACAACTCGACAACATGGATGCGAACTTTGAACGGTTCTTTCTTGTCATTCACGGTTCAATTGAAAAGTATGTCACTATGGCTAAACGCAACGGTAAGAAGGTAAGTTACTCTAAGGTGCAAAGTGAACTGACTGGTACTATCGCTCGGATAATGAGTGATTTTGAATGTCAAGTTTTCTTCACACCCGATGTAAGTAGTGCGGCTCTTTTCGTAGTAAAATTACATGACAAGTTACACAAGCCAGCGAGTAAGCATGGGGCGCAATCAATCCGTAGGGTAGCGAGTAACGACCTACGCTTGGACATGATAATGACTGTTCCGGGTGTAGGGCGTGAAGTAGCGGAACGCCTCTTAGAGTCATGCGGTAGCATAGAAGAAATGTGCTTTCCCGAATCACTTAAGCAAATCAAAGGCTTAGGCGAGGTAAGAAGAAAATTACTTATTAAAATACTTACAAGTGAAGACCCTGTAAAACAAGAAAGAAAGGTCAAACGGTAAAAATCATATATAAACACTAAAAGAAAAGAGAGATGAAAACCATGACACAATTATCAAATTACAAGGCCGTACAAAAGTTTCCTGTTCTTGAAGGGTATTTACACCACTTTTCACGAACTTCGATGATGAATGAGATTCCCGGCTTACTGTCTTTCTTTTTCATTCAAGGGCAAGTGGCTCTACCTTACATTCGTATTCCTACTGGTGATTCTCACCTTGACCCTCGTGTGCATGTATTTTGGATTCAACCTTCTCGTACTGGTAAGTCTATAGCATGGAACTTTATTAGCGACATCATGGAACAAATCGAAGTACCTTATGATTCATTTGCTTCGGGTACAGATGCAGGTTTGATTGGCTCTACCAATGCAGTGCTTGATGAAAACATGAAACCTACGGGTGAGTTTGAAACTGTTCCGGGTTTACTTGCAGGTCGCAAGGCTATCAATTTCGATGAAGGTTCAATCCTTCTCACCCCCAATAAACACAGCCAAGAAACAGTATTGTATCTACAGACAGCGTGTAACGCAGTAGGTAGCAACAGCAATGTACTGGTGAAACACATGAAGGGAAACAAAATTGAGTGTGATTCTTTAGTGTCGCTTTGGATTACCACCTACCCGCCGAAGGGTGTTAAGGACTATGTATTAACAAAAGGTATTTTTCAGCGTGTCCTGCTTTACTGGGCGCACTGGGACATGGGTATGCGACAAGAAGTGAGTACCACCCGTCTTGGAACTTTTTGGCAGAAGCCCGAAGAAAACGATTTATCTAAGGATGATATTTGCGATTACTTCAAAAATACAGAAAAGCGTATTCGTGACCGCTTACTCAACATGAGCGAAGTAACATTCACACAGTGGGGTGAAATGACTGATGATGAGCGAGAAGAAATTGTACAGCGTCATATGTGGGATATGTTCAAACCAAGTTTGAATTATACCACCGCATTGTATCAAGCATCCGAAGACATCTACGGTTTACTGATGGACATGAACCCATCTATGTCGGAGATTGTAGCATCATTCACGCCCGGTATTGAGAACTACCTCGGCATCATCTCACTCCACATGGCACTACTTGATGAGTCATGGGAAATCAACGACGAGCATGTTGATATGGCTCACGAGATATTGATTGACTTGTTTCAAAACCTTATCTCTTGGCTTGAGGATTCTGTTGAAATCGGTGGTAACAAAGCCAAAGAAGGTAAAATCCTTGGTGACATGCAGAAAGCATACGAGCAATGTGCAGGTTACGAACTTGAAGGTCACGGCGATGGTTGGTGCAGACAGTCAGCCGTATGGAATACATACATGGCTGATACAGGTGTAAGTAAAAGCACAGCCCAAAGACACTTTAAGGACTACAGTAGTAAGGTATTTGTAAACCGTAAACAGGGTAAGCGAGTTTACTACAGACACAAGGTGGCTAAGAAATGAGTGACATAATGGCATTAGATATTGAAACAGGTAACTACTCGTGGGAGATTGGAGGGTGGGATAAGACCGCCTCCTTTGAGCCTACAGTAGTCGCTACATGGAATGGCAACGATGGTACGGTGTATTGTAACAAATCACTCGACATTGATGCTACAGTGAAAGAACTTCACCCTCGTACATTGGGTGAGGACTTAGCAAAGCATGTTGCTGGCGGTGGCGTTGTCATCGGCCATAACATCAAAGGATTCGATTTACCTGTACTGCGTGATGCACTTGATTGCTGGACAGCCGGTGATATACTCGGTAAAGCCGATGCGGTCATTGACACGAAGCACTTGGTACAGAAGGCGGCAACTGCCGTTGGTAAGGTATCAACGACACTGGGGATGCTGACAAAGACCACTTTAGAGGACAATAAACTTATGAACAGTGAGGATGCCCCCTTAGCATGGAGAGCAGGTAAGTTCGATGAGGTAGCCAAATACTGCCTTAGCGATGCTCAATTAACATTCGACTTGTATCAATTTGGAAAGAGTGAAGGTTATATTAAATCAAGACAATTAGATACAGGCGAAATAGTAAAAATAGAAGTGGAATGGTAGATATGACGGAGATTGAAAGTACGAAAAGTAAAGCACAGATACACAACATACGGGCGGCGAAGACGGTAGCAGATACCGTCAAATCAACGCTTGGCCCTATGGGAATGGACAAACTGATGGTTGACGGTGGAGGTGGTGTTATCGTTACAAACGATGGTGCTACTATCCTGCGTGAACTTGATGTATCACACCCCGGTGGTAAAATGATTGTTGAAGTAGCGAAGACTCAAGAAAACCTGTGCTATGACGGTACAACGAGTACTGTCATTCTTGCAGGTCAACTGCTCGGTAACAGTGAAACGCTGTTTGAGAAAGGATTGCACCCTAATGTAATTTGCCGTGGTTATCATGAGGCATCTCAAATGGCTATTGAATACCTTCGTACCAATATATCACTGACAAGTGATAAGCGTGATGTACTGGTATCGGTGGCTAAAACTGCTATCACTGGTAAAGCACTTGAGAACTCACTTAACGCTGTTGCTGAACTTTGCGTAGCCGCTGTCGAAAAAGCCGGTGATGCTGAAAGCGTCAAGGTTGTATCATTCCCCGGTGGTTCGCTTGATGACTCCTACCTTTACGAAGGTTCGATTGTAAACAAGGACTATGTGCTTGAAGGTGACGATGCTTACTCTAATGTAGTGTTGTTGAATACTGGACTTGAGAATGAAAAGAGTGAAGACAATGTACAGGTACAACTTGATGCTCAATCATTCCAATCATACAAATCGTCGGGTAAAGCAAACCTCATCTCAACGGCTAAATTACTTGTGAAAGTATTACCGAAAGGTGGTATTGTTTTTGTTCGTGATGCGGTCAACGACCATGTATGCGCTCACCTCAAGAAGCATAATATCATGGTCGCTCGTAGAGTACCCGAATCCACACTTCGCTCATTGAGTAGAGTTACAGGTGCTACTATCTATCAAACACCCGAAGAGGTAGAAAGACACACAGAATGTATCGTAGAGCGACAGAAGCACAACGATGTTTGGTATCTCTTTGTTCAAGGTGATGTCAAGAGCGATGAGGCAACACTCGTGCTAAGGGGTGCAACATCTCACACGCTTGAAGAAGTTGAGCGTGGGTTTGATGATGCCCTTGGAGTAGTTTCTTTAGTATTAAAGAACGGTAACTTTGTTGTTGGTGGTGGAAACGCATACGCTCGTATGTCGGCTCACCTACGCCAACATGCGGCACAGATAGGTGGTAGAGCGCAGATGGCGATAGAAGCCTTTGCAGACGCATTAGAGTGTATTCCTGCCACTATTGCCGAGAATGCAGGGCATGACCCACTCGACACCGTACTTGCTATTCGCCACGAAATCCTACAGGGCAACCGTGAAATCGGGCCGGATGTACACAACGGCGGTGTATGTAACATGATGGAACTTGGTGTTTACGAGCCTACAGAACTGGTTCGTCAAGCAGTACTAAGTGCCAGCGAAGTCACTAATTCAATACTCCGTATTGACGATATAATAGCACGAAGGCCACCTCAATGACGACTTACATATGCGTATTCTGTGATGAACCTTGTAAGGTTCTTGTTGATGGAGATTTTTGCGAGGCTTGTTACGATGGGGCGGTTAATAGAGAAGTTGAAAGTAAAGTGTAGGGCTTGCGCCCATTGGCACATAGCCCGACGCATATCGGCTCGATTCCTTGATGATGAGCGTGAGCGTTTCCTGTTACTACAATGTAGGCGATGCGGTCATTATTGGCAAGATACCGCAATTAAGAAAAACAACAGTGAAAGTAGTTGAGAATAATTTTTCTTCTTCTATATTTGAATCGCCCTATTCACACTAAGCGAACAAAGGTTGGATTGGTCGCATGGCTTACTGTGCAGACGAACTTAGCGTAGCCACCATCGCTGTCGGCGGTGTCACCGATGGCAGAAGTCGTTGAGTTGGTAAGAGCGAATGTTCCGGTGTTCGACCCGTGAGTATTCTTTATCTCAATGACATAACCCGCAGGGAACGCCCCACTGGTCGTTACAGCGAATGTACCGCCCGGTGTAAGCACGAGGATGTTGGCATCGGTTGATGTGAGGTCAATGCTGGTAGCAGTGCTTGTAAGCACACGGTCGAACACTGAACGAGTATAACGGGCGGCGTGAGTGCCACTGTAATACAATACATCCTTATCGTTGTCTCCGGCAGTAGTGCTGGCTACCTGCGCCCCGAATGATTGCCACATTGCACCGAAGCGTGATGCACCTAAAGCACCATTACCTATCCCACTGTGAAAAGCGTCAAGGTCAAGCAGTTCATCGGTTGATGCTACATCACCACTTGTTACTGGTGAAAAATACATAGGTGATGGTCGGATGAATACACGCTTGTCATTTACTTCTGTGATTACCAACTTAAGGTCATCACCTCCGCTTGCAAATGCAACACGCAATACAGCGAGAACAACTGTTTGAGTGTTTGCTAATGCACTACTACCTGTTGCAGTAGGTGTGTTAAGGAATGAAGTAGGAGTGGCAGGGTAACTGTTTGTACCGGCAGTAGTAGCAGTTCCCAATTCCCAATAAATATTTTTAACAGTAGAAGTATTATCAGCGGAAACATACACTACAACTAATGCTTCTTTACCACTGGTAAGAGCAGTAGGCGAGCCAGCCGCACTTGCACTACTCGTGTTGAGGGTGTATGTTGTCGTTGCACCTACACCACCTGCGAATTGATACATGATACCATCAAGTACAGCATAACCCCCTTTAACAGTAAAAGTAGTTCCACTTGCGTAATTGACAGCACCGGGTATATTTGCAGGAATGTTTCTATCACCTTCTCCACCCGATGTATCATCGTACATGATAACACCATTACCGTGAATACCCTCTACCATGTTGGTGAGTGTGGGTGACAGGATATGGTCGCCGTCACCTAATCCGTCAACATTCGTTGCTGTCGCCACTGTCAAGTTATGATTTGTATGCCCCGATACTGGATTACCGTTTCCCATTCTATGCCACCTCTATAAGTATTTCAATGTTAATTTCATTTGCCGATGTTTTGATAATTGGTTTTGTCGTATAACGAGCGACAGGTGTGAAGTCGGAGGTGGTACGATTTTGTATGTACACCTCACGGATGCTATCAGTGAATGTGTTATCAATACTCATTGATGCCTCGATGAGTAGAGCAGTGTCGTCAATAATCGTCACTGTTGGCGTGAGAACGATAGCAGGGCGACCCGCCGCACCATCCTCCGCAGTAGCCGGTGTTCCGTCGAAACCTACCACTACTTCGTTGATAGTATCAGCGATAGTCTGTAAGAGCAAACGGCGTATGTGATTCGATACAGGCATGTCAATATCTCCTAATCTCGGTCTTATTCGCACCTATCGGCAACCCTTCGCCACCAATTTTGCCTCTTGTCTTCGTGCCTTTAACCCCTCCGATTAAGAAGGCGGTGGTATGAACACCTCGCTCGGTTACTTGAGAAGTGATACGCAATTCAATTTTACCAAACATGGATAAGTTTTCTTCGACAATTTGAACATAAGTAAGAGGTGCTTCTCCACTGGAAACAGCGGTTGCCCCTTCACTAATGCCTTGCAGTACACCTTCTATACCCGACTCGATGTTAAGCATAGTAAGGTCGGTAATACCTACTATCGGCATATGTCTTGCTTCTGTGATGACACGAGTTTGACCGTCATACTCAATCGTCATACCCGGTCGCATGTCAGTGATGCCGGGATGACCGCTACTGCTGATTGCACCCGCTGTAAGTGTATGACCTCGTAGGATTTGACGAGCGACTCTTCTTGCCCCGTTGGTTGAGCGTACCGTCATATCTACGACTGGTGCTGGTTCTTCTCGTATCTCACCGTTGTTACCGCTTTGTCTTTCAGTGTCATCAACAGTAACGATAACCAAGTCATTCAATGCCATTGGCTGACCTTGTACAGTGACACGGTTTGGTGTATTATCTACAGGGTCAGTTCGCTTAGAACCAAAACGGATATTGGCGTTTACACTACGAGTGGCTTCACTGAATGTGATAGGAACATACAACATATTACCGAATCTGTCTATGAGTATCATGCGGCTGTCATGCCGACCGATAAACCGTAGTGCGGTCATCAAGTTGACATTTGTAAAGTCTTGACCGAGGAAGCGAGTAGAGTGAAGTCTTCGACCGTTGTTGTTGTTTGCGGAACTCATACTGCGACCAATGTTGAAACTATTCATACTGGTAGTTGCTTGCTGACCTAAACGGATAGCCATGTCTGTTGTACGCAACCCAACATCAATCGGCTGACCCAACTTAACTTCACGCTCAAGGAAACCAAGGTCGTTAAGTGTTTTACCTTTCATGTTTTGTAGATTCATAAGAATACCTACAGTGCTGGATTCAAGCGTGGAGATAGATAGCCGTTGGGCGGGTTTGTCAGCGTTGTAAACAAGCATAGGTTTGTTGGTTGAACTCAATATATTGTCACCCAAAAAGGGTACTGCGGTGCTACTATGCCCCGGTGTTTCTTTATGTGTGATTTGAATTGACGACTCACCCTCAACAATTTGATAACGGGTTTCGGGCATGACTTGGAAAGTAGATGCGTTACTATTTTCAATGGTAACTTTCGCTTGTACACCTGTACTCGTGTCCACCTTTGCATGATGAACGGCGTTGTCAACGAACACCGGCTTACGCACATGGTCCATCACTGCGGGCATATCGGTACTAAACCGACCAACAACTGTGTTTTTTATAACAACCATCAGCAGTTCCACCGTTTAAGAGAAGCCCCTTTCGGTGTTAATTTACCTTTCTTACTCGTTGCGCCTTTCATACCACTCATACGAGCGCAGAATGATTTACGACGCTTGGCCTTCTTTGAGCCGGGCTTGAGTTTACTTGGCTTAGTTGTCACCGGGGGTTTGAGATTTGCGCCACTCTTACGCTTGGCGGCGGCACGACCCTTAGCGTTCAGTCCACCCTTTGGACTGTGCTTGTTTGGATTGTAACCGTGAAATGGTTTTTCCTTCTTAGCCTTCATTAAGGCGAATGCATTTTCCATTGGTGTACAACAATTACAAAAGTCGTATTCAATCATGCGCCATCACCACTGTGGTCTGTTGAGTTGTAGGAGACATCCCCTTTATGTCCTTTTGGATGTAAGGCTTGACTGAACCGTGGTTGTACACTGTAATCCTTACGAACAACTGTCTCATCGTTTTCTACAGATGTACGGCGGCGTGATGCGTCGGAACGGTAATGTTCCAAAGTATTTTCACTGATAATTACACGAGTAACTTCATTGTCAATTTTACTGCTGTCAAAGCCGCTGTCAGCCGTTCCGATAATTTTTGGACCTTTACTTATCGGTCGGGTATCACTGTTTACAATTGACATAGAATACGCAGGTGCGTAAGGAGGGTTTGTATTCGGGCCACTACGCATGTAAGTAGTTTCACCGTCTGTTGCTCTATGGTTTTCTACATTGTAAATATACAAACCATACTTGCCACCAGCGGTAGCACCGAAGTAATTACTACCGTTTTGCGGGCTTGATGCGTGTAAGTTGAGATTTGAGCGGAACATCTCTATGTGTTGTTTGTCCATCAATCGAACTGGCCGCATCATGTATGTAATGGATTTATCAATAACATTTGTTCTTTTACCAGCAGGAGAGAATGTAACTGTAGTGTATGGGTTACTACTGAAACCGGCAGGTGCAGTGAAACTTAGTGTGACTCCATCACCGGGACTGTCGGCTGTTGCATTTGTTTCAATTGCTATAGTTGTTGCGTTTGTTATTTCACTGATAGCGACATCATCGGGAATACCTGTACCAACTACTTTCATACCCACTACCAATTTAGCAGTAGATTCCATAGTGATATTAGAAGAACCATTTGCTGTTACGCATATAGCGGTAAATCCACCCCAATTGGTATCATCAATAGGTGAAAGGAAGTTGCGGGTTTCAGCGAGGTAAGTACCACCAAGTGGGTTGAAGTTTGATGTATGACTCATACGCACCGCACCACCTTGAGGTTGCCCTCCAAAGTCGAGTGCAGTAAGGTCGTAGTTACCTATTGTTTGAGAGCCAGTTTGCATACCACCTTGTAATATAACACGCTGTCCTACATTACGGTCAGTGTGTAGGCTGTGTGCTTCGGTGTTGATGATGATTTGATTGGTGTCAACACCTTGTAGGTTTTCGGTGTCAAGACCGATACGAGGGCTACTGCGGCTTACTGCATCCTTATGCGGCGAGTCACCAATTATGTTCTCCATGCGGTCACTTACTACTGCTTCGGGCTTGAGTAGTCCGTCTTCTGCAATTTCTAAGCGTGAACTGATACCACGAGGCACTTCTGTGTTTTGTAGTACATCGTTTCTTGCACGAATGAAACCATCGTTGAGTATAGGCTCGGCGGTGTGATGAGAGAGGACAAGCCCTGTTGTATGAATAGGCTCACTCAATGCGGTGAGTACATCCTCGTTGAACTGTGTTGGGTATCGAATACCCCGACCGTTACCCATGTCACCTACACGCTGTGCGTTTGATGGCATGAATACATCAACCAAAGTGTTCGTATCATTATTATTAGTGTTGTTTAAGCGACCGCCGAATCTCGGTAGTGTTGCCGAAATACTCAATGCTGTATCAGCCGCATTAGTAAGTCCCTTCAAATTGACAAGGTGGTTGCCATTGTTGTGTATTCGTTGATACGGTGTGCGGTTGTTTCGTCGGTCGTATTCGTATGCGTCACCTGCATCCCATGATGGGCGAATACCGAATGAACGGACAGGGAAGCGGCGAACATCCTCACCACGAGTATTACCCCACCAATCAACAATGTAATACTTAGCGGCATCCTCAATCGAATCTAAGCCTTTACCGTTACCGTCACCCCACCAGTCACGCAATACAGTAGAACTGTTGCGTAGGGTGCGAATAGGGCAACCGAATGGGCGGGTAAAGCGAACACCGTCACTGTATCGAACCTGCCACTCCGGTTTGTCAACACCAAGCATACCGGAGAAGTTGGTTTGGCGTTCCATAATACCAGTGTAGGTGTTCGGGAAAGTGGAGGTTGAACTACCGTCACCACCAGCGTATGTCGAAGTTTGAGTTTCTGTTTGTACCAATGGACCGTGGGTGTAACCTACACTGGCGTTGGTGGCTGTTACTGCTGTCTCTCGCAATGCTCGCAATCCATACATAGACCACTGCGGCTTGTTGTATGGTTGGCGTAGGCCAAAGCGATAACCGAATGGTCGTGGGCGTGTTGGGTTACTGATACCATCGTATGATGATTTACTGATACCACTACTTACAGCATAAGAACCATCATCGTCAGCATCCGACCAAATAGGACCATCAAAGCCGTAGTCTCGTGGATAGTCCCATGTAGATGAGACATAAGCGTAACCATCAAGGCGGCTCACCAGTGGTCCACCACGGCTACCACTCGGCCAAAAGTGGTTGAGCATACTCTTTGTGGCTGTATCACTGCTGTCCGACTGTCCACCTTGCATAAGCCCTGTGCCAATGGTGGTATCAATGGTTTGAGCAGTTTGAGGTGTTCCATCAGCACCAGTATAAATGACCGAGCCTGTTGTTATCTCCGAAGCCAATGTATCATACACTACAATAGAAGTACCTCCTTCGGCAACCCCACTTGCATTTACTTGATACATACGACCCTCAACAATAATGTATGAGTCAGCGGCTATTGCTTCACCGCCGTTTGTTGTAATGGTTGTACTATTGGTTCGCTCTACAACTTGACGAGTATGTGAACCATCAGCGGCAAGGTCAGCGGTCTTGTAATAGCGCAGTGAATGATTACCACTCGCCATAGTTGTCAATGGTGTACCCTTGACATTAACACACCCTGTCAATGTAGTACCACCAGCACCACCACCGGTATAGGTGAATATTTCTTCTTCACTACCACTGTTGACATATACTGTATTTGTACCACTTGTAGGCCATCCAGCCATGATAGTACCTGTAGCAGTAACAGTTGTACTACTCACACTCGCTGATGTAGCGGTGTAGTATGTTGATTGCGCTTCGGTAGGCGGCATGGCTGTCTTCATTCGCAAAGCAAACGGCCCCATACTGGCATAGTAGGTAGCATCATGGTAGTGAACAGTTTCAAAGTGTTCCGGCATACTGTTGAGTGGTTTTTGGTTGATGGCTCGGTCAGTCAATGGATTCAACCATGTTCGACTTGCATCACTGTAGAAAGTATGTGGGCGACCAAGGTTTGGATGCCACAGACAAAGGAAAGCATCAGCCATGTGTAGGCTGTTGGTATCACGACTACCTGCTAAAGTTTGAGATAAGGTTTGATTGATAATACTTGTTTCACTGTCACTTAAAATTGTATTCGCTGGTCGGAAATCATACGCTCGACTTAAGCGAATCTTTGTTCCAGCGGTTAAATTATCTGTGAAAGTAGAATTGGCTACTATAGTAAATTGCTTAGGCTTATTCATCAATGATGAATCATAACCACTGCGTTCAGTGTAAGTATGTGTTCTTCGTGTGCCTGTGGTATCGGTGTATTCAAGCACCATACCATAGTAAGGTTGCTTAGGGAATCCTCGTGCATCATCTACTGTAATAACTGTGGATGCTACACTCACTACAGTACATACAGGTGTGAGACTGATGTTCTCAAGTATCTCGGAGTATAAGTCGGGATAGAAACTTGGGTAGCCAGCAAGCGTGATTTGAGAAGCAATCGAGCCGCTACTTGCTCTCAAGAACTCATAGTAGTTGTCAAGACGATGCCAAGACAAATGATTGAAACGGTCAGCATCAGCGTTATCCGGGCCAACCTTGTGAACAATAGACCACCACGGTATATTGGTAGTAAATCCGGGCGTAGCATCTACGAACATACTTGGGTAATACGGTAGAGAGCGACGAACAAAGGCTGGTGATTCTGTGGCTTGAACACCAAGCGGGTTGTATAACATCAGTGGCGGGATATTGGTAAAGTGGCTACCGTGGTCGGGGTCATGGTCTATCATCAATTCATTGACAAATATTTCACAGCCTCTTACATCAGCCATAGTAGCATTAGCCAGTACAAGTGCATAAGCACCATACCTGCTGTCGGGTTCACGAATACCTACAACCAGTGCGACTTGTTGGCTTGTTAATTCACTTACACTACCATTAGGAACATCATTAGCAGGACCATTTGCATGATAACCGATAAATTGCGAACTATGCATATTTGGTTGTATAATGATTTGATACGCACCAACCTCGGCAGGGTCGGGGAAATGTTCTTTCAGTGTGTAAGTACCTGCGGCTTCAAGAACAATAGTGTGTCCACCCTTTGAGTTTGTTACACCTGCATCACCTTCGGATGCCAGTACACCGTAACCGTCGTTACGCAACTTAGTTTCAAACATCAGTGAGAATCCACCACCGTGTATGTCACTTGGGCCGCTTGGTGTAGCGGTTAATGAACCAAAGACCAACAACGGGTCATAGGTAGGGAATGAAGTAGGTACACTTGTAATTAAATCATCCATACCGTAAGAGTCACCGATGATAGTAAACTCATCCGATTGTAAAGTAGCCGAGCGACAGGCTCGGTGTTTGTCGTATAATCCTTGGTAGGCAGGGTGCGCCCAGTGTCCGGGTAGCATAGCCATTGTAGCGTTGACAAAGTGATGACCCATACGGGGAATAGGTGCAGGTGTCAATTGCGGCTTTTTGTATATTGAATAACCAGTCATGGCTTCTTCGGTTGTTACCGAGTAATTGACATAATGAGTATGTGCCATGTCGGGGCTGTTACCGCTTACTTCGGCATGGTCCCGAATACGGCGTGAACCATAGAATCGAGTACTACCGGCAGGAATGTAATACGATGGGACTACTTTCAGTGTTGTAATACTACTAAGAACGAGTTTGTTAAATGTTTCATCGCCTACGCAACCAGTGAATGTAGAACCGCTAATACCAGTAAAGGATGCCACGCCACCTTCATCGGTGGTAGGATTGTACAAGCGAAGGAATCTACGCTCTCCGACTCGTTCTTTACTACCAAATGTAGAATCATAGACAGCGGAGTTTACACTCGTATTCACTGTTAAAGTAGTACCGACAAAAGACACACCTGTAAGTTCGTGATTAACAACACCACCGCTGTGTGAATAAATGACAGGATGCTTGTGAGTGTTGGTATTACCCATTTTTGTTACATGGAAAAACAAGGTACGGTCGTGTAATTCGTATGCTGTTTCAAGGGGTGCGTTTCCAGTGGAACTTTGCCAGCCCGACATTGTACTTTCGGGGTTATCAGTGCCTTGTTTGAGGTGTTCCCAATTATGGTCGCTGTAAGTAGGGCCAAGGTTTGGACTCACCAAACTGTTATCGAACATATGTTCTACAGTAGATTTAGTCATCATACCACCTGTACCCATTGTTTCAGTTTGATAGGCTTGGAGTCTATCGAAGCCGGAGCGAACAATCAAGTTACCCGGTATAGAATCGGGGTCGGGTAAGCGTATTTTCATGTTCGGTTCAACACCGCTACCGGAGATTGCAGGGGCTAATCCTTGCGCTGAACGGTTGGATAGTTGAGTAAACGCTCGTATGATTGTCCCAAACGGTGAGCCACCCTCTACTGTATGTTCTTGCCCTGTATCATCTACTACTGTAATACTTTCAAACTGAATCTCTTCATTTGGTATTTCAAGAATGTTACGCAACAAATCGGGGTGGCGAGATGCCATCTGTGGGTGCGATAACTCTTGGGCTTGGATTATAGGGAACATCGCACTGTTGGTTGATTCAAAGGTAAATCGGTTGTTGCCATACAATTTTTCACCAGTGGTGTAAGCGTTACCACCTGCTACACGAGTAACAAACGGTACAGCACCCAATCCTCGTGCGTTTGGTGCAGGGAGGCTAAGGTTGCCACCATCCATTCGCTTCCAAACTACATGTTCAATGCTAAAGTTTTGAGCAGGGGTACGCTGTGATAACTTGTAACCGTTGGTGTCACCAAGCCAAAAGTCCGGTGAGGCATCGCCGCTACCATCTCTTTCGATGTAATCATAATTATCAATTTCAGTATCAGTGCTATCCAATGTTAATTCTTTTGTAATATTACGAGTAACATCAGTAGTAACTTCAAGTAAAATTGAGCCGGGGCTAATATCAGTGTCAAAGAATAAATCACCTGTAACAGCAAAACAAGGTTCTGCGTTGTAGAGATTTGCGTCTTGGTCGCCAGTTAATGCGGTGTGTAATACATAAGCCGCAGACGGAACATCAGCAGTAGGTGTTGCTGTTCCTGTAGCAATCAAGGCTTCTACATTCGGACCAGCATTAGCAGGTGCTATGTATCGTTCAGCATTATGGAATCGTTCATCCCATCGTGTTGTGCCAGCAAAAGTGATAGCAGTAGCGGCGGCTACACCGGCACGAGTTTTTGATACTACGGAAAGCCAATCACCGGTTGCTGTTATACCGTCACGGTCGGTCTTGGCTACAAGTGCCAACTCACTTTCATTACTGATAACAAGCATTGCTCGACTGAATACACCCTGTTGATGGTGAAGTTTAGGGTTTAGAATAAACGATGTATCGGTTTCTGTTTCCCGAATATGTAATGGTTTTTCGATAATTTGCTGATTATCACCTCCATCTTCTGTTCCCGCCATGATAAACTTGTCATACCAAGTATCTCCACCAACTAAACCTATATTCCATGTGTAAGGCGTAGTAAGCCCGCCATCATATTGAGGTTTTACATTACTGGTTGAAGTCATTTGAGCGTTTATTCTTGAACTACCTTCGGGGCTGTTATACATAGGGTTCACACTTGGTAGATGACCTAATACACTCATACACGAGGCTGATGAACCATATGGGGTAAAACCCATTTTAGGATGCCAAGCACCCCTTCCGGCGGCGTAAAGGTTGGTGGTAAAGGTGAGTGTACCATTTGTTACCGAACCTCCGGTAGTAGAAACTGACAACTCAAACTCAACGCTACTGGTTATACTACGAACATAAGCACTCGTAGGAATACCTGTTCCACTTACCAACATACCAATTTTTAGTTTTGCAGTAGAATCTATTCCAATTGTAGGGTCATTATTATAATCACAGGTGGCATCAGTAAATGAGGTGGTATCTACCTTAAGGGAGTTAAGGTAGGAATAACGCTCTCCCGCCCATCCTACAGCCCCTACAGGGCGTGTACGGTCAATAGCATCCACCAACCCACCAAAGTGCGCTTGAGTCATGTGGTTACGAGGTGTTTCATTTTCGTTGTTAAAACGGTGAACACCGGCTTTGGACCAAACATATATTTTGGTTGGAGAGGTATGTACGGTAGCACCAAGTCCGGGGTCGAAACCCGGAGTGGGGAATGTAAGAGTAGCACTTTCACATTTATTATGCCAAGTAGTGTGGTCTTCTAAAAGCGGTAATCCGCTTATTTTATTTGGTGCAAGGTAAAACTTGATTTTGTATGTACCACTATCATTCCATATTTCTCGGCTATGATAGCATCCAAAAATACCGTAAATACTTTTTAGAGTATTAGTTGATTGTGTGTAACTTCGACCACCCTTTTCACCTCTTATCCAACCACACGCTGGTATCTGTTCTAATTCTTCTTGCGTAGCACCTGTAATAGTTGCTACAACATGCACTTCGGAATTATCAACATCTCCGGTTGTATCATCAAATGCTTCACCACTGAATACTTTACCAAGTAAATCATCAGCGAGGTTATTGTATGATACAAAATTAGTTTCAATCCAACCGTATCGGTCTTGACGCATGGCGTTACCCATAGACGGTAGGAATGTCCCACCCATTGCTTTAAGCGCACCTTTACCGGGATTTTCGTTAATTGCTTGGCCGATGATAGTCGCTAATTCTTCACCGTTTTGACAGCGTGTGCCATCTACAATAATATAATCACTGTCAAAGTTAAGTGTTGTTTCGTTGTTTGCACCTTCAAGAATTGTTTTAGCCATAGCACCCGAAACACGGAATGCTGTGGCATTAACTTGATTCCATGATTCCAAAGCATAACGATAGTTACTGTTGGGGTTTGGTGCGTTAAAGGATATTTGATTATCGAGCCATGAACCACCGGGATGATAACCACCATCCATGTGAAATGTCATGTCTGCACTCATAGCAATACCGTAGTATGCAACAGCACTATGTTTGTACGGGTGGGCTTTTCTGTAATCCACTTTATTACTACTGGTAAGTTTACTCGCTACAGGATTAACAAACATTTCACCAAAATGAGAACCATGTTCCGGTCGTTGTTGTAAGTAACCTACATTGGGAATACCTTGCGGTGGCGACCAGTTAAGAGTGGTGCGCCAATGGAAACGCTGTCTTGCGGCTTGATATGTACTATTTTGTGGGCCGTACAAATTATCACTGTTGGTAATTTCGTTTGGTAGATACATACTGTGAGGAACTTTACTCCAAGTGTTACCAGCAGTGACAACATATCCGGGGTGTGGTTCGACAGCCGCATTAGAGTTGTCGTCTTCGGTGAATGGGAATGCTTGACCCGGCCCATAGACAAGGTAAGTGGTTTTATTTTCAATGTAATTAAATGTTAAAGTAGTGTTGGTATTACTTGCTGTTGCGGCGGCACTTAATACAAATGTAGTAGCGTTGGTAATGGATGCTACAGTAGCCCCATCGAGAATACCTGTACCGGTGACTGTCATTCCTACAACAAGTTGCGCTGTCGAATCCATAGTGACAGTGGTGTTGCTGTTTGTGTCACAGGTTGCATCAACAATAGGTTGGCTGTCGTGGTAGCGGGCAGTAGGATGAGCAAAGCGAAGCACCAACGGTACAGGCTGTTGGCGAACAATACCTGCGGCGTATCTCGCTCGTAAATCACCAGTAGCACCACCAGCACCGTCACCATCAGCCGCCGCATTCAGTAAAGCGAAGTCGGCATCCAAGTTACCGCCCCGTAGGTCGGGTGATAGAATGCTGTCTTTGTTCGACACTGGGCTGTTGATTGACCCTC